CGTGCTTATGAATTACTCGCTGAGATGAAAGAGAAGGTATTAGATATAGAGGATGAGGTACACAAGAGATTTGAACCTCTGCCTGTATGGATACCTCTCGTACATCCTAAAGAAAAGAAACACAACAAGGATGGCAGTATATCTAAGAGGTATCAAGCACAGCTAGACAAGGGTGCTCACTGGAGAATTTTAACTGAGAAGGATAATGACTGGGGCTACTACGAGTATCCTGAGTTCAATCTCGGTTCTCGCCAACAGATAGCTAAGTATCTACAACACTTCGGTTGGAAGCCCAAAGCATTTACTGATAAGGGTAATGTGATTGTAGACGAGAAGGTTCTTAAGTCTGTGGATATACCCGAGGCACAATTGATTGTGGATTACTTGACACTCACTAAGCGTATAGCTATGGTCAAGAGTTGGGTAGAAGCCATTGATGAGCATACTGGAAGGGTACACGGCAATGTCAATTCTTGTGGTGCAATTACAGGACGAATGACTCACTCCAAACCTAACTGTGCTCAAGTCCCTGCGACTAAGTATGATAAGGACGGCAATGTCTTATGGGGATTTGAGGGTGGCTATGGTGCTGACTGTCGTGACCTATGGACTGTGCCTAAAGGGTACAAACTGGTGGGTGTAGATGCTAGTGGTCTAGAGTTGAGGATGTTAGCACACTATATGAATGATGATAAGTACACCAATGAGATACTTACTGGTGACATACATACTGCTAATCAGAAGTCAGCCGGACTTAGAACTAGAGACCAAGCCAAGACATTTATCTATGCGTTTCTATATGGAGCAGGTGTTTTGAAACTAGGTTCCGTGGCAGGAGGAGGTGCATCTTTAGGCACTCAACTCCAGAAGAACTTCCTTGATAATACTCCGGCATTGAAACAACTTAGGACTAATGTCCAGAGGAAAGCTAAGAAGGGATGGGTGAGAGGTTTAGACAACAGGAAACTACATATAAGGTCTGAACATTCAGCACTCAATACTGTACTCCAGAGTGCAGGTGCAATCATAATGAAGAAAGCATTGATACTTCTGGATGAGTATGCAAAGCAATACAAGATAGACTACAAGTTTGTACTTAATGTACACGATGAGTTCCAGTGTGAAGTCAGAGAAGACCAAGCAGACTTCTTTGGAGGTCTAGCAGTTGGTTCAATAGTACGAGCAGGTAAATATTTTAACTTAAACTGTCCTTTGGACGGTGAATACAAGGTAGGTGAAACGTGGCAACAGACGCACTAAGAACCTGTAAAGATTGTAATCTTACTGCAAACACTGAGGAAGAATTAAATCTATTTGTAAAATGTAGTAGACACACTCACGGTAGAAGAAACTTATGCTACAAGTGTGAGAACAAAAGAGATAATGCTTGGCGAGCTAAAAATGGCGAGTCTATATTGCGTAAAAGAAGAAAGCATTATGCAGAAAAAGTATATGGTACAACCTATAAAAAATACCAAGAAAGAATGGCGAGCAGTGACAAGTGTGAAGTGTGTGGTAGCAAAGATAAACTTTGTTATGACCACGACCACCAGAATATGCAGTTCAGGGGTGTGCTATGTAATAAATGTAATAGGTCTATAGGTATCTTAGGTGATACAGTAGAATCAATACAGAAAGTTTTATTCTATTTAACCAAGGAGAAACAACAATGAATACAGATACAACAGTAAAGTATAAAAAGAAACAGGTAGTTATTACTATAAGCAAAGATAACTATCAAGAACTTTGTGATGGTTATAACAAACTAAGAAGTGCGAATCAAATGATTTGTGAAACACAGGATTTATATCTTAGTGATTTAAGGAACCTAGAAAAACTCAGTTATACTATGAGTCATTTAGGTTTTGAAAGAGGTGAACATTATTGGAGTGATGTTACTATTCCAAAGGAGACTAAGTAATGAGTACAGATACAATAGTAAGCGACATATATCGTATGATTGACACCAAAGAAATTACGGAAGGTGTGGATGTCGAGCAGGTAATAGAAACATTCGGTGAGAATGTTAAGAATATATTACGAAACAATATCACAGAGAGTAAGTTTGATAGACGCAAACTCCGTATGTCTAACATAGGTAAGAAGGATAGACAGTTGTGGTATTCTTATAATGGATATAAGGGTGAGGAACTTATGCCTCACACTAGAATCAAATTTCTCTACGGTCACTTGATTGAAGAGATGGTACTAGCACTCACTAAACTTGCCGGTCACGATGTGACGCACGAACAGAAGCGAGTAGAAGTAGATGGTATCAAAGGTTCTATGGACTGTAAGATAGATGGTGTACTGACAGATGTTAAGTCAGCATCACCTTACGGGTTCAAGAAATTCAAGGATGGTTCTCTTATTAATGATGACCCCTTTGGATACATAGACCAAATCAAAGGCTATGCTCACGCAGAGGGTACGACAGATGTAGGTTGGTTAGTAATGGATAAGACCAACGGACACCTGACATACCTCAAGTATGATATGGCTGATGAATCTCAGTGGTACTGGACTAAGCTAAACTTCTTCTCGATAGTAGAAAGAATTAAATCTATCAAGAATATAGTCAAGTTATCTAAGCCACCTAAGAGATGTTATGAACCAGTAGCTGATGGTAAGTCTGGCAATATGAAGCTACCTGTTGGATGTAGCTACTGTTCATTCAAGCACGAGTGCTGGGGCGAAGACCTAAGAACATTCCTGTACTCTAATGGACCACGATACTTAATTAAAGTAGAGAACTTACCTAATGTTATAGAGGTGGATAAAGATGGCAACAAAGTTTCGGAGTAAGCTAGAGAAAGAATGTGCGGAAGCACTAGGCAAGGAATGGAAATATGAGCCCTGTAGGATAGCCTATACGATACGAAAGAACTACACCCCAGACTTTGTTAAGGGTAAGTATCATATCGAGGTTAAAGGGTTCTTCCGGAGTGGGGATAGACAGAAGTATAAATCAATTGCTGAACAGATGAGATTTGAAGGCAAGGAGTTGATATTTCTTATGCCCCGCCCCGATTCTAAAGTTGCGAAGGGTAATAAAATTACTTATCGTCAATGGTGTGCTAAGTATGATATTAAAATATTCTCAACTAAACAAATAAAGGAGTTAAAAAGATGGACACTGAAGGATTAGAAGTTTCCTATAAAGGAGTAGCAATGACACCAGAAGATGTCACCGGTGACAGCATTAATCCAAGTCACTATAAGCAAGGTAAGATTGAGGTCATAGATTTTATAATAGACCAGAAGATGGATTACCTAACCTCCAATATCACAAAGTATATCTGTCGCTGGAGATTTAAGGGGGAGGGTATACGCGACTTGAAGAAGGCTAGGTGGTACTTGAATAAACTTATTGAACAACAAGAGGAGGGAGGAAGTGCCCCTAACCCTAAATGAATTAAAGGAACGAATAGTTCAAGAAAACATAGACCCTTGTACTTTGTGTGAGATACTAGATGTAACAGTTGAGGATATCTTACACGAGTTCGAGGATAAATTAATAGATAAGCGAGAGGAGTTTGATGATGTTGATGATACCTACTGAGAATTTTATATTACTAATGTGTGGTCTATTAATAATAGGTGCATTTTTATTATGGCGACACGGAACCAGATGTTACGATAGGGGGATAACAGATGCTGTCCTCTTACATAGGAACGGAAGACTAAAATATAATACTTACTTAGACGATAGCGGGAGTAAGATGGTTAACATTGAAATTGAGCCGTTGGATGAAGACTAGCAAACCTCATCCTGTTAGAAACAAACTAAAGTATGCACTAAGGTATGATAGGCTTTGGCATACTAAAACTATTATTAACAAAAAGAAAGAGAACAAGAAGAGAGGAGCACACATAAATGAACACATTACCAAATGATTATCAAAATTTTATAGCCCTTAGCAGGTATGCTAGGTGGCTACCCGACAAAAACAGAAGAGAGACTTGGAAAGAGACTGTCGCACGCTACTTCGATTTTATGGAGTGGCATCTCGAAAGTCATACCAACCAAGAGTTAGTACCTAAGACTAGGAAGATACTTGAGGAAGCAGTATGTAACTTAGAAGTTATGCCTAGTATGAGAGCTCTTATGACAGCAGGTCCTGCCCTAGCTAAGAATAATATAGCAGGATATAACTGTGCTTACTTAAGCGTAGACCACCCGAAAGCATTTGATGAATGTCTATTCATTCTGATGCACGGGACTGGTGTAGGCTTTAGTGTAGAGAGACAGCATATAAGTAAACTACCCGAGATACCTGAGCAGATAGTAGAGGTCGAGGATACTATTGTCGTACAGGACAGTAAGGAGGGATGGCAGTCAGCCTTTAGAAAATTAATTAATTATTTATTTGAGGGCGAGATACCTAACTGGGACTTCTCTAAGGTCAGACCTAAAGGTTCTAGACTTAAGACCTTTGGTGGTAGGGCTAGTGGTCCAGAACCTCTGGTTGATTTATTTCACTTTGCTACTAACATCTTTAGTAATGCGTCAGGCAGGAAACTAAACTCTTATGAATGTCATAGGCTAATGTGTAAGATAGCAGAGGTTGTAGTAGTGGGCGGTGTGCGTAGGTCAGCA